TGACTAAAGCGTTCTATTTCACCACTTGTTGTAAACAAGGGATACTCATCACGTCTAAAATCTTCATAGCATATATTTAAAATATTTGGCCAAGCTCCTAAATAATATGCTGTTAAAGTTTTATTCAATTTATCTTTGTTACGTAAATTAGTCAAATATAGATAATCAATAATTTTTACAAATTCTATTGTACAAACACATTTATCAAATACTTTTTCTGATAACCTCACTTCATAATCGGAAAGAAATAAGGTTAATTCTTCAAATGATTCATTACTATTCAATAGTTTCCCCCCAATATCATATTAACTTATACCGACATAAGTTGTAATTTGATTTCATTTCTATCTATAAAAGTTGCTATAGATTCTAGTACGAATTTTCTTCCACACCAATTCGAACCCTAAATGCTACTGGCACTAAACTAATCTCATCTTTATTATTTTCAAACGGATTATTGATTCTCCATATTTTAGGATTAGCTGAATTAGCTTCAAAAACTATGTACACCCAGTAGTTAATATCATTTTTTGCTCGTTCTAACTCATTTGCTGTCAAGTAAAAATTAGCATCTCCTGGTTTTGCTCTAGTTGATTTTACTTCTATATAAATTTCATTACCATTTTCATCAAATGATAATATATCATAACCTGCCGCATCATTTTCTTTTGAAATATGTTTAATAGCTTTTACAAGATTTCTCTTGCCACAAGTCTTAAGTTTATTTATTTCAGACTGTAAAACTATTAGTTCTCCTCTATCTCCTAATCTTTTATTATTCCTATTCTTCTCTTCAAAGTCCACTTTTGTGCCACTATTGTTTGTAGAAGTAGATTTAGTTGTTGGGATACTTTTAGTCCTTAATTCAATAATTGTGTAATTCACATCACTAATACCCGAAAATACCTCTACCATTGGCTTATTACTATCAACATCAATTACACCTTTAACTTTATTATTGGTAGGGCTTCCAAATAAATAATATAAGAACTTTCCAAACTTATATATACTCCATGACTTCATTATGGGATCATTATTTTTATACTCTAGGATTATTTTCTGCTTATCAATTTCAGAAATACCTTTGGTAAGTCCTAAGCTTAACTGATTCATAAAAAAATCTAAATGACTACTTGAAAAAATATTGAGATAATCGTTAGGATAGTATATTGAGAGTATTTTCCCTTTTAGCATCGGTGATATTAAGTTATTATTAATCTTATCGAAATCTTTAATGGCACCCGCTTCAATCAAATTAATTATTTCTTTTTTAATTGTTTCAAAGGCTTCTTCTACTGTGTCCCCCCATTTACCAACAATTCTATATTTTCTCTCCGTATCTGCACCAAAAGTGCCATAGTAAACCCCAAACTTCGTAGCAAAAGCACCTTTCATATTACCCAAGTTCCTCAATTCTGTTTCTATTCTATTGCAAAACGTGTTTCTGTCACCCTTACCATTTATATACTCATCTATTTTCATATTCAATATTGAATCTTTGGAATAATCGGCAACAAATCGAAGTCTTAGTTTTTCTATTTCCTTTTCTTTATCTACATCTAAAAATTTACTTTCTTCAAAACCTGCTATATGAACTTGATAAGCTATATCCATAATAATCTCTCCCCTACCATAAACTTGTATAATGTGCGTACATAATTCCACATGATTAATTTCAGTGAATTAATAAGCATATTTTCTGCTTGAAGTTCTTTGTTTATTTCCCAAGATTTTTTAAAAATGATTGCACTAAGCACCAAATGTAATCAATGGTTTTATATCTTTTTTAAAACTAAATTATAACATTATTTGGCAGAATATTCAATCCAATCAAAAAAACCGGTCAAGGTGAATTCACCCCAACCGGTATATCTGCAATCTATCCAATTTCACATTCAATCTCTGTACCATCAAGCAATGTTACAATTATTTTTTCCTCCTCAAAAACAATCATCTTCTCAATAATGCTAATGAATAAATCCATATCAAATTCTTCTATTGGTTCTGCATTTTTAAGAATCTCTATGAACTGCTTGGACTTATATTTTATCAAAGTATTCTCACTCTTTAAATGTTCCTTCCATTTTCCCATGAAATAATCCCTGTTCTTAATCATTGCATTGAAAACATTTATAAATGTTTGAGATACAACTCTATCATCTATATGCTTGTTTTCACAACCCTTTTCCCCTTTGACTCTATACTTGTTATTGCACCTCCATATTATCTTTCTAAATCTTTCATCATTAGAATTCCATACCTTCCTTCCAAAAGGACTGCTACATAGACCGCAAATTATCTTCCCTGCAAAAGGATTATTAGGTGAAGCATAATCAAGTTTGCTAATCCCATACTGTTCAGCAAATGTTTTTCTTCTCTCTATCTCAAGCTGGACTGCCTCCCATATATCTTTATCAATTATTGCGGGATGGCTTTCTTCAACATAATACTGTGGAACTTCCCCATTGTTTTCTACTCTCTTTTTTGTTAGAAAATCTACTGTGTAAGTCTTTTGTAAAAGGGCATCTCCTTTATATTTCTCATTGCTTAGCATTTTTCTAATACTACTTTCATACCATTTAGTCTTACCATTCCAATTAGGTATTCCCTCATCTTCAAGTTCTCGTGCTATTCTATTTGAACCCTTGCCATCAAGATAATCTTTATAAATTCTTCTTACAATCTTGGCTTGCTTTTCATCTATAATAAGGTTTCCTTCTTCATCCTTATCATATCCTAAAAACTTTTTATGGTTTACAAAGACTTTACCTTGTTCAAATTTTCTTCTAATTCCCCAGGTTGAGTTTTCGCTAATACTCCTCGATTCATCTTGGGCTAAGGAACTTAGGATTGTAAGGAGTACTTCTCCCTTTGAGTCTAATGTATTAATGTTTTCCTTTTCAAAAAGAACCCCTACTCCATGCTCCTTAAGCATTCTAACATAATTTAAAGTATCAAGTGTGTTCCTTGCAAACCTTGATATGGACTTGGTTATGATCATATCTATTTTACCTACTTTACAATCTTCAATCATTTTATTAAACTGTTCTCTCTTTTTCGTGTTGGTTCCTGAAATTCCCTCATCTGCATAAATCCCTGCACATTCATAATCTGGGTGATTTTCAATATAAGTTGTATAATAGTTTACCTGTGCTTCATAGCTTGATAACTGTTCTAGTTGGTCTGTTGACACTCTGCAGTATGCTGCCATTTTCTTTTTCTGTGGCTCTAGGCTCTCTGCTGTGCTCTGCCTGCTTGCTCTTGCTGGTATAACTGTAATGTTTCTTGCCATCTTTAATGCCCTCCTTTACAATAATTTCTTCTTTTATATTAAGCCTGCTTACAACCTCATCATCTATCTTTGTTCCTGGGCAGGCATCTTTTCCATCTTTAATGTAGTTACTACATTGCCATACAATCTTTCTACAGGAATGCTTGCTGTTCCAAGTTCTCCGTCTTAAAGTAGCACCACACTTACTGCAATAAAGCATTCCAGTAAGTGGATACCTCTTTGTGTACTTATCTGTTTCTCCTGCAATATTTCCCTTGGCTTTTGCTCTTTTCTCAATCTCTTCTTGAACTTGCTCCCACACCTCTCTAGGAACGATAGCAGAATGATTATCTTCTATATAATAGCTGTCAATTATGCCATCATTTCTTACAGAGTGTTTCTTTAAATGGTCTGGAGTGTAATACTTTTGAAGTATGGCATCACCTTTGTATTTTTCGTTCTTTAAAATCCCTAGAATGGTGGTATCATGCCATTTCCCACTCCCTATGGTAGGAATTCCATCTTCGTTAAGCCCTTTAGCTATAGTAAAGCTCCCTTTCCCACTTAGGTATTCTGTAAAAATTCTTCTAACCGCTTCTGCTTCTTTTCTGTTTATAACCAAATCTCCATATTCATCTTTGTCATAGCCTAGAAATCTTGTGGTATTAATTATCAACTCTCCTTTTTCAAACTTCTTCCTAACTCTCCACTTAAGGTTGTCACTTACGTTTTTGCTTTCTTCCTGTGCAAATGAAGAGAGGACGGTAAGCATTAACTCCCCGTCCCCTGACAATGTATTTATATTTTCTTTTTCAAATCTTACTTCGATACCCAAATCCCTTAATTCCCTTACTATTTGTAGCATGATTGCTGTATTCCTTGCAAATCTTGAAATAGACTTTGTTATGATTAAATCCACCATTCCTTCTCTTGCAAGCTGAAGCATTCTTTGAAACTCTGGTCTATTTTCAGTAGTTCCTGTCACTCCTTTATCTGCAAACACACCTACAAATTCATACTTAGGATTACTTGATAACATGTTTTCATAGAATTGTATTTGGTTCTCTAGGGATTCGCCTTGCTTTTCACTTTCCGTTGAAACCCTTGCATAGGCACACACTTTTTTCTTCGCCTTTTGAACCTTCTTCATCGGTTCTATAATTCTTACACGCACTCTAATCACTCCTTTCTATCAAATTGCTACTACTATATATCACTCTAAACTTGATAGAAGTCAAGTTAGTAGATTACTATTTTTACATAAAAAATAGCTTGAGGTTTTACCCAAGCCATAAAAAATAATTGATTAATTCTTTTAAAAGGTATTAAAGAGGTTTTAGTTCTAGTTCATCTAAGATTAAATTTGTTTCCATAACACCCGTGCGATATTGTAAACAAACGCTAACTACTATGTCTCTTTTATTTTGGCCACAAATAACATAACCAGCTCGTGAAATCAGATCATTTGATTCATTAAGGTCTAGCTCTAAAGCCAAGCAAAGTTTAATAGTAAAGTCTCTACTGACAACAGTCTTATCAGGAAGCTTTCTATTAATTATTTTATTTAAATAACTATAGTCCACACAAGCTTTATCCGCAAACGCACTTAAATTGTCTACTTCTTTTTCACCTAATAATTTATTTAATTCTGTAGAAAAATCATTAATATCAGATTTGCTTCGTAACAAAGTTTCAATATCGGTTAATATCTTTTCTTTTTCAGTTTTTCTATGTCTTATATGTTTACCTTTTTTTGAAACTACATTAATTATTTTTTGAATCAATCTCATGATATAGGATAAAGGATTATACCAATTCATTCTATCAACAATCTTCTCAAAACTTCTAGTTGCTTCCATATCAAATTGCAATACATTTGTGAGGTAACTAGCTTCTTGTAATGTGGATATTTTATCTAGATTGCCTGTATATATTATATCCTCATCTTCATACAGTTTCATAACTATATCAATTTTCTTTTTAACTTCCTTTTTTTTATCCATAAGCTCCCCCCAATATATGGTTTGCCAAACCATAACATATCTATAAAAACATTTTATAATAAAAGTATCAAACAAACAAAATTATTTAGGAGGTATAACTATGAATTTTAAAAAAATGGGAAGTGATTTCTTAAAGGCGGGAGGCCCAGCAATTATAGGGGGAATTATAACTGGATTAACAATTTTAGCAACTAACTTTGATAGTTATTTTGAAGATGAGGGCAATGAAGATGGTGAAAATGAATAATAAACAGTAAAAAGGCGAATAGAATTTTTCGCCTTTTCTATTTATATCTAAGCTAAAGTTTTTCTTAATTTTTCTTATTTAAAATATATTGTATATCACCTAAAGAATTTATTATTTGATTTAATAATACAGCAATTGTTTTCTTATCTAATACATTTACTTCCTTCCTAAGTGAAATATTAAAGTAGTTTAAAATACCCATTGCAAGAGCAGTACCTATCACTTCAATATTTTTCATAATCCACTCTGCATCATCTTTATTGTCATGAAATGCTACTTCAACAAGGACAGCTGGTGCATTGGTTGAATTCAATTCATAGAACTTCGGATTAAACTTCACGCCTCTATCACCCGTTGGAGTTAATGGTGCGATCTCTTTATAGATCAAATTTGCAGCTTTTTCTCCTTCTCCTCCTGAAGAATATGCATATATTTCAGTTCCCCTGCCACCACCTGCATTAGAATGAATAGCAAAGTGTAGATGTGGTTTCTTTAAGTTACTATCTTTTACCACCTGTCCTAGATTCCATTCGGGTTTATTTCTATACACTGTTATTCCATGCTCTATTAAAATCTTCTGAACTACATCAGCTACTTCATTCATTCTTTTTTCTTCTGTCCCATAGTTACCATAACCAATATTTCTTTCCTGGGTTGATGGACTTAAGTATACAATTTTACTCATTGGTTTTATCCTCCTTTCCAAGTTGAGCCAATACTTCCCTTAGCTTTTGTGGTATAGGAAGTCCTATGTTCGCAGCATTTTCTATAATACTTATACCTTCATTGGAAAGATAGAAAAAAATAACGGCTGTACGAATAGCACTACCGTTTTGAATGATATAGGCATCGATGGTATTACCGATTGCTACCATTGTAAATATCAGTACCTTTTTAAAAATACCTTTAAACCCTATGTCACTGGAAAGCTTTCTTTGTAGTATTGCTAGCATAATCCCTGTTACATAATCAATAATTACAAAGGCTATCAAAGCATACAAGAACCCATCAACCCCTCCCAAAAGCCACCCTAAGTAACCCCCAATGGCTGTAAAAATCATTTGAATAACATTAAAAATATCTTTCATAGTTATCTTCATCTCCTTTTTTGGCAAAATAAAAAGACCTTCAATATAAAGTAGGTCTTAGTTTTAGAAATAATCTTCTCCGTAATCAACAAGATCAATTTCAAACATGTATTGAACTTTCATCGTATTTGCATCTGTTTTTTCAACAGGTAATGTTAGTTTTGTGTGGGCACCTATTGGTTTGCTTGTTAGCATATTTTGGATTAATAAATGATCATCATATTTCCCATAGTATCTGCTAATCCATCTATCTGTTCCCAATATATTGTGGTACGTAGTATAGCTTTCACTATTAAACCCAAAATACATCTTATAGGGTTCAAGGAGATTACCTTGAGGTGTAATTACTTGGTAAAAACTTGTTCCTCCCTGGGTACCGCTATAATACAGATAAATTCTATTTGCACTTCTGTAAAAGTTATATATCCTCACTCTTCTTTCAATATTTCCGCTATCCATACCCATCTTTGCAAACCAACTAGAATTTCCTATCTTTGGCTTCATGTTCATATCTTGAACCTTATTACCTAATACATCAACTCTTATCCATCTGCTTGTGTAAATACTCTCATTATATTGTTCATCTGTTCTATAGGTGTATCCAATTATATCAAGGCATCCATCCAAATAAATCCCATCATCGGATACGCTTCTATAAGAGAATAATATATTGTAATCTACATCCTTAAAATCTTGACTCATATTTATATCCACATAGCTAAGTTGAACACCAACTTTACTCCATTTATATATTCTCAGCATACTCTCGCTATTAACACTATAGGTATAATACCCTATAAAAACAAGATTTCCATCGGGTTGAATGTAAGGACACCCTCCACTTAAGCCATCATACTTTTTAACCGGATCAGCACTGTCAACAACCAATGGATTTCCATCAGTATTTAAAAGCTTTACTGCTTGCTCCCAAAGAGCTACATCATTTACATTAAGGTCAAAAGGTATCATTAACCAGTGACCTCTTAAATGCTCTGGGAATTGAATATAACTTGTTTGAGTAATATTAGTATCCTTCCCATCAAGCAGAACCCAACCTTTTGTCGGACTAGTAAACATTACCCTTCTAGCATAATCGAACATTCTATAGACTGCCCAATATCTACTTGGATTTGTAGTACTATTTAACGCATAATCCGTATCACCAGTTTCCCTACCATATAAACTTGCACCGATATAAAAATAATCTTTAGTGTCAGGATCACTCTCTCCCCAATAAATGCTCTCAATAGTTCCATTGGCAGCATGGGTTGGAAAGTCAAAAACAAAATTTATCCTTATCTTATTATCAGTAATCTCAAAGCGAGTTTCAGCTCTATTTATAGTTCCTCTTCTAATATCATCTCCTGAGTAAGTACTATTTCTATGGGCATAACCTATAACATTACCCATCACTCTTTGTTCATTTGCAGTTTCCGGTTTGTCATGGTCAGTCAAGTAAAGATAATCAAACCAATCATAATTATATGAACTTCTAGAATTACCCGACCCCATAACTCCATTAACAAAATTTCTCAAAAAGATATCTTTAAAATATAAGTCTGGTATTAGATTTTCGGTGTAGGCTTCTTTAACTTTTTCATTAGTTTTGGCATTAAATATTTCTAGAAGAACTTTTCCTTTGATTCCATTGTCTTTTTTATTCTTTTTATCACTTATGATTTCTCCAGTTAAGTGGTCCTTGTTGTAACTAATAACTTCTCTAATTCCCATAATCCTTTACCTCCTTCCTTAAGCTAAATAATAATCTGAATTGGCGAAGTGTAGTTTACTCTAATCTCTAAGAATTTACATTCATCCGCTTCAGTTTCCTTGTAAAATCTAAAAGCCAAGTAGAATGTATCTCCTGCAGCAAATAATTCTCCGTAATGGACATCCGTTATAATAGAAAAATCTGACTTTCTCATACCTTTATTTGCAAAATCTAAATCATCTGTAATATCTACAACTTGCCATATTGTATTTAGGACATCAAAGGCATACCATGTGATTTTATCTTTACTTAATGCATATTGTAAATCTCCTGTCCCACTAACAAGGTCATCAACAATAATGGTGCCAATTGTTTGCTGTAGTGTTCTTCCCATATTTTCAACAACAACTTTTGGGAGACTCCTTTTCTTTTCTGTTAGAAGAATCTTATATGCCTCTGGTGAAGCCATTACATTGGCATCAGCTGTATATAAATGAAGCTTTGGAGCATTACTTAATATTCCTTCAAAACTTACTGGTAGTTCTTCCATTCCAAAGCTTAGAAACATATCTTCAGTCAACGGCAAATCACCTACTTTTTCATAGGTACTATTAATAGCATTCCAAGCCTTAATTTCTGCTCCATCTTCTATCAGTAATTTTGCTGTAGAAACTTCAAAAGTAAAACGCCAATCTACCCAACATGAGGTAGAGCCACTAACTCCTACCCCTGGATTCATAGATGAGGATGTTGTTATGCTTAAATTTATTGCTTGCTTTCCCTCTACTAATGAGGTCAAGTCATAGGTCAAAACATTTCGCATTGTTGCATCATCATATCCAGTTCTTAATTGCCCTCCAATTTGAATCCCATCAACCTTAGCAATTATATATTCAGAAGTTGAACTAAAATCCCCAGCAGCCCAAATCTCAACACTGGCACTTCGTACTCCCGAAGGTAAGGTATAGGCTTCAGTTACGGTTATTCCTTCTGTAGTGAAGCTTCTCATCTCTAGTACTTTATTAATTATCTTTGCTATAACCTCCGCCTCCTTACTGATTATCAAATGTAAAAGCTAGATTTAATAGTTCACTATACTCACTTCTATCTCCAAATGTCGCCTCATAAACTAGACCATTTCCTAAAGAACTGTACTGTTCAGATTCCCGTATATCTGTTAATTCAGTAACGGTTACATAGTTCACCATTTCCCATGTTCCATCACCTTTGTTCCGAAGTTCAGTGAAATGTTTTACCCACCTATCAACATCTAAGTTTTGATAAAATTCACTATTTGCTCGCTGACTAATTCCAGTAACAGCCATATTGATATTAATTGCTGTATTCATATTGGTGGGGTCTTTACTTAGACATTCGCTATAACTTATAAGGTCAGCAAACTGCATTTCTGTGTTCGGGACTTGTCCTATGTTGATTTCTGTTTTCATATTATCTTTATAGCTACTTATCTTGCTCAGAAACAATGCGTATAAAATAAATTGCATTACCTCTGCCCTTGGCAGACTTGGACTGAGACCTCCTTCAAGATGCCTTCCCTCTATCATAACTTGAAGATTGTTCTTCTCTATATTAAAACTTCCTGTTGATGTTTTCATCTCTACCACAAAAGCATGACTTCCCGCTGTTACTTGAGGTATTGGAATAGTTAAGTTAACAATGTTCTCCCCCAAAGCTAGGTTTTGACTAGGCTGAAATTCGTAGTACTCTCCATCAAGTGAAAATTTCAAATAGAGGATAAGGTCTGCACTAGCACTACCATTTATAATTAAATTGCAGATCAGGTTTGTATCAGCTAGGGCAGAAATTCCTACAGCAATTGCTTGATAAAAGGAAGTAGCTGTAATAATGATATTCTCATTATTTTTCTTCAGGATTACTGCATTCTGAGCACCTTCTATTTTACTCTCTAGTCTTTCTACTATACTTGTGAGATCCAATTTACTTACTATAGTATTTAATGGATTACCAAGTTCTACTTTTGTATTTATAGGTCTTAGTAAATCCTTGACCATTTTTATAACCCGCAATTCTGAATAAATTCCCAGTTTCTCATGTTTTACAGTTACTATATCTCCAAGTTCTAAGTTGAAAAGGCTTGCATACTCTTCATAATCCTTTGTTTTGCTAAGTTCTAGAAACTCAACGGTAATGTTTATGAAAGGATTGGACACCTTTTTAATATACTCCCTAGCCAAATCTCTTAATTGTTCTTGGTCTTTACAACCGTTAAATTCAACCTTCTTTGTAATTGGATAAGGTAAAATATCCGTAATACTACTATCAGCTTCTACATATCTCTCAGGAAGGACCAGGTTATTTTCTCCAACAGGGTATATTCTTGTTGCAAATTCATTTGTATCAATAATAGCTCTAAGTCCTTTTATGTTCTTGCCATATCTTACAGTGATGTCCTTTTGTTGACCCAACTTTTCCAATATTTCAACACTAAAGTTGCTTCGTTTCAACTCCATTCCGTATATTTCAAGCAGTCTAAACAATGCTTCCAGTGCATTAACATTTCTCATTTTCACAGGATATATATTCTTCTCTGGTCCTATAAAACTAAATATAACTTGGGCCTCTGGTGGAATGGTGCCTTCAAGGGCCTCTTTCATATTTGCATTTATAAGATTTACTGCCTCTATAAAATAAAAGGCAAGGTCATAAAAAATATGTCTTGCCCAGGCTTTAATCTTTCTTATATTCTCCTGTTCTCTTTCCACTTTATATATTCTAAAAATCTGACCCTCAGCCTTTACAATATTAAATTCTAAAATGTAATTAGCTTTATTAGAATTAGCAGGATATTCAAGATACAAACTGTACTCTCCATTTAACTCCTCAGTTATTTCAGCCTTAATGCATTCATCAAGCACTGCAAGCCCATTGTTATCGAAGTTACCCTTATAGGTTTTTTTATCATAAATTGTAATCATTATAGCCACCGCCAATTTGGAAGGACTTCAATTTTCTCAACGTTTCCTGTCCACTGAATCTGATTATTTCCTGGTACAAAAGTAATAAACTCCCCAATCATCTTAGAATTCATACTATTGCCATTTTCATCATAGGCATCTTGAAGTGCTGTGTTTAAGATTATCTTTGAAGTCAAATCCTTTAACTCAATATTTCTTTCATTAATAGTTAAAGTTATATCCCCTAAACCATATACCGTTATTATCGGTTCACTTTCAATGGTTCCGGGATTAGTTACGCTTGTTCCACTTTCAGTTATGGTAAGTGTGCTATTTTGAACTGCGTATTTAAAGGGTCTGCAATTAAATAAAATAGGAAATCTTGAGGTGTATTTATAAACTTGGGAAAAATCAATGCTATTTACAACTTGTGCTCTATATTTCCTATCTGACTGAAAGCTAAAAATCAAATCACTTTCCCCAGTCCCAAAGAGCCATGCTTTTATTTCATCAATCTTTAGAGCAAGGTTTTCTTTATCCTTCACAGCACACTCTAACCCAATGGTAATATCCTCAAAAGTCCCCTCATCATAAATAAGTCTTGAATGTCTACCTGGTACATCGATATAACTTACTCTTCGCTTTGGAGCAGGAATGGTGGGCCTTGTATTAATGATAATTCCATAATCCAAATAACTATCTTTGCCTTCAAATGAAAAACTAAGCATTACGCACCACCCCTTCCCATTGCTACTCTTTGTCTATAAAATTCTAACTCATAAGCAAGCTGCTCAATATCTTTATCTGTATTATTGATGAAATTTTCTATATGAAGGGTAAGTCCAGCACCTGAACTACCACCTTTTACTTTCTCCAGTGCTCTTGCCATTAAATCATCTAATCGGTCAATAGGAAGAACCGCTTCTGTTCCCGCTTCACCGACACCGATAATACTCGGTCTATTAAAAATACCACCCTTTGCATACCAATCAACACTAAGCTTTGGTACACTTGGTGGAGCTAAACTAAAATCACCTTTAAGTGAAAAATGAGGAAGCTTTATCTTTGGTATCTTAATCTCTGGTAACTTTAATCTTGAGAAGAAATTATATATTGCATCTATTGCACCTTTTACAGTGTTTTTTGCAGCAGTGATAGGTGTTTCAATGGCTGATTTTATACCATTCCACACACTGGTTGTGACACTTTTAATCCCATTCCAAATACCAGATATAAGATTTTGCACAAATTTCATCTCAAGTGAAACAACATTCTTTATAAAGTAAAGGGCGCTTTTAATAATATTTTTAAGTCCATTCCACAAATCATTGGTAAGGTTTTTTATTCCTTCCCAGACACCCTGCCAATCTCCTTTTATAAGACTGGTAACAATCTTAATCACATCTTTAATTACATTGAGAGTAGTCTTTACAATGTTTGAAATGATTTCAAAGGCTGAAGAAATAACAGCTACGATGTCATCACCATATTTACTCCATATATCAATTGCAAAAGTGATAAATGCCTCAAATAATGCTTTCAAGGCATCAATAATTGTTCCTATAATGGCCTTTACTTCATTCCATGTTTCATTCACAACATTTCTGAAATCCTCATTATTCTTGTATAGACCTACAAATACAGCAATAAGTCCTGCTATAGCTGCAATAGCAATTCCAATAGGACCAGTTAGTGCTGTAAAAGCAGCACCTAAGGCTCCACTTGCTCCACCTGCCGCTCCAAGGGTAGTTGATATTGATCCAAAGGTAGAAAAAAGAGTTCCTCCAACTGATACTAGCTTTCCTACCACTATTAACACTGGTCCGATGGCAGCTGCAACAAGGGCAAGTTTTAAAATCATATCCTGCTGTGCTGGTGAAAGAGCATTAAACTTTTCAATGATACTTGTGATTCCTTGTATTAGTTTTTGAATTGCAGGCATAGCCCCTTCCACAGCATCTAAAAGTCTTTTACCAAGAGGTTCTAATGCTACAGCCATTTGATTTTTAAGCACTGCAAACTTATCTGCTACGGTTTCTGTATCCTTAGCTGCCTTTTCTATTGTTTCAGGACTTGCCTTAATGCTTGCAATCAACTCATCAAGGTTAAGCCTTCCTTCTCTAATGGCAGCAGCCATATCTGGACCTGCTCTTGCTCCAAACATCTCTAGTGCCATGGCATTGGCTTCACCGGATGTACCTGCTTCTTTAATACGTGTAATCATTTCAGCCAGTGCTTTATTCGGTTCACTAATACCTTCCTTAGCCATTTTACCAAGAGCAATTCTTAAGGAACCAACAACAAGTTCAGTGTTAACTCCTTCTTTTTCAAATTTACCTAGCATTGCAGCAGATGTCTGCCAGTCAAAGCCCATTTGTCTTAAAGGACCACCAAACTGGGTCATCAATTGCTGAAGCTTACTAACACCTATTCCTGTACTTTGACTAACTTTAAAGGTATAGTCCAAAGCATCGGCATACTCTTCCGCTCCAATTCCTGCATCTTGAAACATCCTAGTGGAGGCAGGAATAAGGCTATTGATATCCTCACCTGTGATTTTAGCTAGTTTCAACATCTGAGTTGATAGTTCTTGAAGGGATTCTCCCGAAAGTCCTGTACGAGTATTTAGATCTGCAACCACTTGACTAGCATCACCAATATTCGTATTCACTGAAGTATATACTGCTTTAAAGTCATCATTTAAATCTTGTAATGCTTCACCTGTTGCTCCGGTACCAATACGGATTGTATTATTTGCACTTTCAAAATCATTAGCAAGTTTTAATAGTCCCGTACCAGCTGCAACTATGGGGGCTGTTACAGTCATGGATAGGTTCTTTCCTACACTTGAAAACCCATCCCCTATGTTTTTCATCTTGCCACCAATACCTTCAAGGCTTTTCCCTAGCTTAGTAAATCCGCTGCTTTGAACTTCTATCTGTTTGTTGATATCAGAAAGCTCGCCTTCCATCTTGTTCATTTCAGCAATAGCATAGTTAAGCTTTATTTTTAGATTCTCGGTTGCTTTTGCATCCTCACCTTTTTTATCAGCACTTTCTTGGTAACTCTTTGTTAGTGCAGCGACTTTTGCCTTCTGAAGTTCCATTTGCTTGTTTAGACTGTCTGCCTTTAATTTCAGTCCTTCAGTAGACTTTCCAAAGTCACCCATCTTGGTGCTTGCAGCTGCAAATTCACTCTTCACAACCTTTAAGCTTCTCTGTATTTTAGCAACGCCTTCTTGAAATCCTTTATCATCCAAACCTACTCTTGCAACAACTGTGTTACCACCAGTAGCCATTTATTCCTTCACCTCCTTCCTAAAACAAAATGTTGTCAATGGTATCAAAACCATCTTGTTCCTCTAATCCATTGACCTTTTTATATACCTTAAAGAGAGCCTGCAATTTTTTAGGGGTACAGTTCCAAAACTGCTCTTCTGCCATCTTCAGAAGATTGGTTGCTAAATAGAAAAGCCACTCCCAGTCCCATGAATTAGAACTAGTGTGGCTATCTATTCCCCCATATTTTCTTCAGCCTCAGGCATTGCTGTACTCAAGGCTTCATTTATTGCTATCCCTAACCTTTCAAGATCATTAATTCCAAGTTTCTCACCAACATCCTTTAATGTAGCAGTTTCATCTTCTACCTTTACTGCTGCGAATATTAATGCTCTAATAGCTTTTACTTTCATATTCTGCAAGTCATCAAAGGCTTTATTCAAATCTCCATAAACCTCTTCTAATTCACAGAAAGTGTTCATGTTGAATTTCAGTTCATATTCCTTATCACCTAATATGAATTTAATACCTTTGTTTTTAAGTTCTGATGCTTTCAATACTTATCATCTCCTTCTTCCAATAAAAAAAGGATCTACTCTAAGTAAACCCTCTACATACTTACATGAAATTCTTTACATCCTCGTATGCGAATAATGGAATGTCATACAAATCCCCAAAATTCTCATAAATAATTTCAGATGCTTTAAAAACACTCTTTAATGAAGTGATTAGTGGTAATTTAATTCCCAAGTAATACGATGCCTCAATAACACGTGCATCGGCTACACAGCATAATTTACCATCAATGTTTTTATATGTGTTTTGACACCGTAATTCTCTTAAAATTAATGGGATTTTAATTTTCATTCTGTTATTACCTGAACCCAAGCCGTGTAATTGACTAATATAATCAATAAACAGAAAATAATTATTGTTTTTTTCAGACTCAGATAACTTCTCTTTAATCGTCATCCAATTTTCAGCCAAAACTACTAAACTATCATAAAAATCAGATCTAAAACTTACCTTTTTTCTTGGTATTAGACCATTACACTCTTTCAAAAATCTTTGTAATTCGTTTTCTATTATTATCTTATTTTTTTTCAGCTCATTTTTATCTATCCAAAAGCTAAACTCATCTAACTTACTGTGTTTTAAGCATGCAGTGAAAAAAGCAGCATTCTCCCAAGGTCCCGTCTTTGACCACGATGAAGCCAAAACAAATAATAAGAATAAATCTGAATCATTACTTAAATTTAGTTTCATTCTTTCACCATTAGGAAGATAAAAACCAAAGTTTGATATCCATCCTCTGTACTTATTGTTTTCATCTAAGTTTATATAAGGAATGTCATTTTTTCTGCTAATAGTTGCCTGTATCAATGTATCTTTCATAATAATCACTCCAGCCATTATATTACCCTAATTATACCAATATCCTCCCTACGTTGCAATTGGTTCATCTGGTACAGCTGTAAACCATGAAGTAATAATTGTCTGATCAATATCAACCGCATCTTCATCTCCAATAAAACGATAATTACCATCAAAGTCCCTAGCAAAGAAAGTACCCTTTAGTTTTGCACTCTTTGGCTGTGGCTTTTCTCCTTCTGTATCGTATTCATCAGATGCTAGTTCAAATTTTCCTTTAAGTAACCACACATATCGGTACTTCCCATTATTTTTCTTCGATTTGAACCCAAGAGCAATGGTAGGTGGCATATCATCTTTACTTTCAATCAGTACACCTTTCACAACCTTTGACCCCTGAAGCTTTGCTCTACTTTCTAAAGACAGTTGGTTGATTTCTATTTCAACATCTACTCCTTCAAAAGCTGTAATTACATCTTCCACCGTATCGTCAGAATAAATATTTTCTGAATTTGACTTAGGTGTTAGCTTAGCACTAATTGCCCTTTCAAGCTTAGAGGGTACATCATAAGTTGTCCCTGTATTATCATCCTTTGTCAAAAGAGCAATATGAATATCTCTTAAACCTATTTGTCTTGCCATCTATTTGACCTCCTTCTCTTCTAAATAAAAAAACCTCATACCCTTATGGTAGAGATCCGTGTCTTTCTCATATAAATCTGCTTCATCAAGCCGTTTAAATCCTACAGTTTGAAGTAAGTCTTTAATCGACTTTACTAAAACCGTATAATCATCCTTTGACCATACATCCACTTGAATATAATGACCGGTGAATACTTCTTCATCCTCTTCAAAGGCTTCTCCACTTTCAATATACTCATGAAAAGTGATGTATGTTTTAGCCTTACCAGTGTATTTTTGAAAACATACTGGAACTGATAGTGGTTTTAAAGTATTGATGAGCAATTTATTAATCAATTTCCTCTAGCCCCCTCTCAAGTTCCTCTTTGATTATTACATTAATTTCTCTTTTATTTTCTAACACAGATTTTTCTGCCCAGTGCTGTGCAGGGATTTTGGAAGTTCCCCATTCAGTAAATTTACTGTAGTAAAACTCAGAGTTATCTCCCTTATTGGGGCCTACCTTTATAAAATCAACCCCATCTTCCTTTTCAATATCTGATACCTTAATATGATCAGCCATGTGTTTTTTTGCTAATTTTGATCTAGGTGCTTTTTTCTCCATCGAGGATTTAACTCGTTCCCCTGCTCTAGCAAGTGCATTCTTTTTAATATCCTCACCCTTGTCACCTAGCTTATTTATCTTATCGATTAAGGCATCCATACCCTCAAGTTCAAGTTTAGCCATCAGTATCCACCTCCAAAGCCTTTATCTCAATGTATCTATTTTCATACTTGATGTTGTCAATGAAGGTGATATTGTAAGTTTTTCCTTGAAATAATATCCTCATGGTTTCATCTAGTCCTTTGATTGCTCTAATAATGAACTTCACTGTTTTTTCTTTTTGAATAGCTGCTGCTTCAAAATACTCTTTACCATGAAGATTTGTAACCTTTGCCCAGACGGTTTTAAAATCCTCATAATTCTCGCTCTCAAACCCATTGTCATTAACTAAACTTGATAAAACTTGAAGAGTTATTCTATGCTTAAATTCTCCAATCCCCATTACATCACCAACTTTCCTTTCTATATGAGAACAGTAGTCTTTTCATTACATCATAGACTTCCTTTATATTTGTTTTCTCCCGTTCTTCATACATATTGGCTACTGCATAATAAACTGCTTGTTTCACTGTCTCTGGCAGTTCTGTAAAGTCAGTTAATGGAGACCTTAGAATCCCTTCACACATTTCTTCTGCTGTAGTAATAAAACTAGTGATGAGTGTATTTTCCTCATCACCATCTACTCTTAAATATAATTTTATTTCATCTAATGAAACAACCATACACTCACCCCCAAGTTCTTATTCATTTAATCAACCACCATAAGTCCTGCATTTTTTAGTTTTGTAAGCAAGGCATTAAAATCTGCCTTTAGTTCATCTATGGTTGTAGCAGTACTATCTGCTTGATTAGTAGCTCTTTCTAAATGGAATCCTGCAATTAGTATTTGACCTTCAGAAGTAACTTCTAAGGTTCCACTTACAACCCATTTATCTCCACCTTGCTCGGCATAGTTTTTTACATTACTCATACTTCATCACCTACGCTTTCTGCTGCAATACTTTAATAGCTTCAGGAAGTATTAATTTACCATCTACTCTTTGAGTAGCCATAAATCCAACTTGTCCTGTTGCTGCAAATAATTCATTTAATCTCTTGAATGATCTTCCTTGACGATCAGCCACCCAATAGTATCCAAAATCGCCAAAGGCAACAGTTTTAGCAGCCGCTCCTAATGTAGGTACATAGGCTGAAGTTTTAACTGGTCTATTTAAAATAGTATCAGGAGTTCCAGCTGTCATTGATGGTTGCCAAATATACTGACCATTTCCATCTTTCAACTTTCTAATTGCTTTTACTGTGGCATCATTCATTACAAAGACAGCATTTTTTCTGTATGGAGATTTTAAGCTGTAGAACAAGTCCATAATCTCATCTAATGTTATGGCTGATGCTCCTGCAGCTGTAACCCCAACTAGTGCTCCACCAGTAGCATTAAAAATACCAGTTGGTTTTCCAGTTCCATCACCAATAAAGAAAGCCTCTTCTTCCTTGGCTCCAATACGTCTTGCAAATTCCTTTGCAATGTAAGATTCAAGGTTAAAGATGCTATCGTTTAATAGTTCTTCACTGACTTTAATCATGGTAGCAAGTTTATATGCACCGATTGATACTTGACCAAAAGCATCATCACTTTCAGGAATTATTCCTTCTTCATCCACCCAAGATGCAGTGCCTTTCGTTGCTACTACTGGTATTTTCTTATCCCCACTAGATGTAGTTATAACCTTTGCTAGCTGTCTAAAGATATTCTCTTCTTCAAGGGCCTGTATTAATGTTCTTTCAAATTCATCGGGTACTAAATACCCACCTTCAGAATCTGTTCCTATTTGTAGTGCATTTTGAATATCATAGCTATTTTTATTACGCATTGCATTCCAAAAGGCTTGTTTATATTCATCAGTTGCCCTTCCAGTTTTAGTTTCCCCTGTGGCAGTTGGTTTTGTAGTAATTGGTGTGTTAATTGGTTTTGAAAGTTCAAGGTCTAATGCTTGCTGTCTTTCAAGGCGATCAATTTCTTTACCTAAGTTCACTACTTCTGTTTCCATCTTTTCATATGTGGCGGTGTCTTCTGCTGATATAAGTCCATCGTTACCACGTCTAGAGTCTAGAAATGCCTTAGCTGCTTCCCAAGCCTTTGCTCTTTTTTCTCTTAATTCTAAAATTTTATTCATGTTGTACTCCTCCTATATTTTTAGTAGATTTAATCTCTTCTCGAGATTTTCAATTGGTGTTCCAGTTGGTTCGTTATCCTTTTTATGTGGCAGCTTACTTAAGATTGAATTTGTAACTGCCATCCTACTAAAAATGACACCCTCATTTGTAGGTGTCATCTCCTCTTTACTTTCAAACATAATGGCATCTGCAAAGCCAAGTTCAACAGCTTTTTTAGCGTTAAACCAACTTTCAGCATCCATTAGATGAGATAGTTTTGTCCTTGAAAGACCAGTTTTTAATTCATAAGCGTTAATAATTGCCTCTTTTACTTCACTAAGCATAGAGATTGCTTTTTCCATCTCTACAGTATCTCCAATGGCTACTGTCATAGGATTGTGAATCATAAAAAGTCCTGTAGGAGATATCAAAACCTCTCCCCCTGCCATTGCAATTACAGATGCTGCACTTGCTGCAATGCCATCAATTTTCACTGTTACTTTGCCTTTGTAGTCCATGAGCATATTGTAGATTTGACTTGCTGCGAATACGTCACCACCTGGTGAATTAATCCAAATTGTAATATCACCATCTCCATTAAACAGTTCTGATTTAAACTGCTTAGGTGTTACTTCATCACCAAGCCAAGTTTCTTCTGCAATTGCTCCGTCAAGATAAAGAGTTCTTCCATCTTCGTTCTTGACCCAATTCCAAAACTTTTTATTCATTATTTTTATCAACTCCTTCTATATTGGTTTTACCAGCAAATGCTCCTGCATTTTCTAACTTAGTCATATTGCCATTAATAAGGTATAGGTCTCCACCAAGTTCTGCTGGGATTCGATTTAGGTTTTCAAGTTCTCTCACATCATTTGCTGATAGCCAACCATTTTGTCTGCCAACAGCATACCCATTCATTCTTGATGCATAGTCACCTCTGAGTAGTCCATCCACATTAAATTTGATAAAATACTCTTTCTTTTCAGTTGGTGAGAGAAGCGCTTTTTGTATTGCCTGTTCCCACCTAATTACCCAAGGATCAAGTGTGTATTTCACAAACTCCAATGACTGCTGCTCAATATTTGAAAAGCTTGACTTCTCTAAATCACCAATCATATGAGGTGGGATTCGAAAGATACGAGCAATTTCATTGATTTGGAACTTCCTAGTTTCTAAAAACTGTGCCTGTTCTGGGGGAATACCTATACTATTAAATTTCATACCTTCTTCTAAAACAGCAATTCGATGAGCATTACCACTTCCTTGATACACTGCATTCCAACTATCCCTTACTCTCTTTGGGTCTTTAACTATTCCAGGGTGTTCTAACACTCCTCCTGGATTTGCTCCATTGGAGAAAAAAGTTGCTCCATATTCTTCTGTTGCTATTGCCATGCCGATTGCATTCTTGGCCATAGCAATTGGAGAATAACCGATACGTCCATCAAAACCTAAACCTGGAATGTGGAGTACTTCCTCTTTTCTTAAGTACACTTGACCATAACCTTGCATATTGGGATTTTCTCCTGCATCTTTAGTGTAGATATAATAGATTTCACCACTCGATGTTCTATCTACACTCATCTTGTTTGGTAGTAAAGGGTATAACCCTATAACCTGTCCCCTACCATCACGAATAATCTGTGCATATGCATTTCCCCATAATAAAAGATGACTCATCAGTGTTTCTCTGAACACAAATGAAGTCATCTCAGGGTTTGGCTCATCATGGAGCAGATAATATAAAGAATGATTGATTACTTTTTCTTTTCCATCTTTTGTGTATCTATAGGTATGGAGTGGCAAACTTGCTACTGCTTCAGCTAAAATTCTCACACAAGCATATACTGCTGTTGTTTGCATAGCGGTTCTTTCATTGACTGTTTTGCCACTGGTAGTTCCACCAAAGAAAAAACTATATGAATTACCATATAAACTATTTTTAGGGCCATCTCTTGATTGAAAGAGTTTTGATATTATTGGTATTTTCACTGTTTCACCTCCTAAAAATGGGCATAAGAAAAGCACTTCTACCTAGAAGTGCCTATTATCACATTATATTGTTGGGTACTAACATCACTAGTTTTTTCTATAAACTTGACAATTCTTTATTTTCTTGTCAAGTTCAATTACATTGCTTATTACATTATCTCTAACTTTTCCTACAAATCTTTTTCCCAATAATTTTCTTACCGTAAAAGGAACATATGACCAATATTCACTCAATACTCCGTTAACGGTAAACTCAGTTCCACTTGATAAATTTTCTATCTTTTCTAGAAGTATTATCATTAACTTAGGCTCTAGCCATTTCTCAAAAGCGTCTTTATGGAGATTTTCTACCCATTGGGAGCATAAAATATAATCTTTTCCTCTTACTGATATTACTGTATCATAATATCGGTTATAACCCTTTTGGTCTCTTTTTTGTTGGTCGAATTCAATATTTTTAACTACTTCTTTTATAACTGGAAAGTTTAAGTTAAAAACTTCTTTAGAGTAGTTCTCATCTTTCATTAGATTTAATTCTTCATCAGTAATTACTAGTTCTTGAAGGAACCTTGAAATTAAAGTTCTTGCCATTTTACCAATTTTCACTTCATTTTCATCTTCAATTTCATAATTATCATCAACTATTACTTGAGAGCTATTTTGAACTTCGTTCTCAATAATATTTTTTGCTGTTTCCAAAGTATCTTCATCTAATCTAGAAGATTGAAGAATATTTTTTAAAGCTTCAATTTCTAAGTTGTTTTTAAATATTTTTCTAGCACTTGAACATCTACTTCTTCTAGAATTAAGGGTAAAACTATCTGGTAACTTTTCTTCTGGGTTTATATCTTCCTTAAAAATGTAGAAGTAATCTACGAAGATTTTCTTGCCAATTTTATTAAGCAGATTTTCTAACCCTTCGTCATTTAAATCTTCTAATTCATTAACATCTTCATCATTTCCGAGTAATTCTTCATAACGTTTAATTGTCATTAGTACATATGCAGGCTTGTTGTTGTGAAATACAAATAGTTCCTTCTCTGTATCTATTCTTTCAGATACATTTTCAAAATCATTTAACTCTGACTGACCTATAATCTTCCCAATATCAACCTTCATTTAACACGACCTCCTGTATCTTTTTTATTTTGATACAGTTAGTATATCACCTTTTGTTTTGTTTGTATACCCCTAAACAAAACATTTTTTATCCTTTAACAAACTTTTTTTACAATACTAATATTCCTCTCTCATCATACACACTTCCACCACTGCCATTATTAAAGCAACTGCACCGTCAATACGTTCAGTGCTTTTCTCTTTGTCTGGCTTTATGTTTCCTGCAGGATCAGTTTTGACATAGATGTTATCCATCATCCAACGAAGTACTGGGTTTCCTCCATGGGCAATTTTCTTTTCTAGTGTCAGTTTCATAAGTTCTTTAGAAGAAGGTGACATATCCTTATACCCTTGTCCAAAAGGAACTACTACAAATCCCATTCCATCAAGGTTTTGAACCATCTGCACAGCACCCCAACGGTCAAATGCAATTTCTTTTATGTTGTATATCTTACCTAGTTCTTCAATGAAACTCTCTATAAAGCCATAGTGGACCACGTTGCCTTCAGTAGTTTTTATAAAACCTTGTTGTTCCCATACATCATAAGGAACATGATCCCTTCTTACTCTGAGTTTAAGATTATCATCTGGAATCCAAAAGTAAGGTAATACTATATACTTTTCTTCCGATGTTCTTGGTGGAAAAACTAATACAAAAGCAGTAATATCCGTTGTGCTAGAAAGGTCAAGCCCTCCATAACACTCTCTGCCTTTTAATGAATCTAAATCTATATTAAAATCACACTCATCCCATCTATCCATCTGCATCCAACGAGTGGACTGTTTTACCCATTGATTTAATCTTAGCTGACGAAATATATTTTCTTCAGCAGGATTTTCCTTTGCACTGTTATAAGCATTTCTAACTTTTTCTATGTCAATGGTATGTCCTAGAGATGGGTTTGCCTTATACCAGTTCTTCTCTAGACCCCAATCATCATTATCATCAATCCCATAAATAACTGGATAAAAAGTTGGATCTATTTTTCTACCCTCAATAATATCCAGCGCCTTTTGGTGTTGTTCAAAGCATATAGAATTTCTATCTGTACCAGCTGTAGTTATAAGAAAAAATAGCGGTTGCAGTCTTGCATCACCACTACCTTTGGTCATTACGTCAAATAAATCTCTATTAGGTTGAGCATGAAGTTCATCAAATACAACTGCATGAACATTAAGACCATGCTTTGTATAGGCTTCAGCTGAAAGCACCTGGTAAAAACTATTTGTTGGCTTATATACTAACCTTTTCATTGACATTACTGGCTTAATTCTTTTCTTTAATGCTGGACATTGCTCCACCATCTCAACTGCTACATCAAAAACAATAGAGGCCTGCTGCCTATCAGATGCACATCCATAAACCTCTGCTCCCCATTCATTATCACCACAAGTCATCAAAAGTGCTACCGCTGCTGCAAGTTCTGATTTACCATTCTTTTTGGGAATTTCTATATAAGCAGTATTATACTGACGGTATCCATTTTCTTTTACTGTTCCATATATATCTCGAATGATTTTATTTTGCCATGGAAGTAAATCAAAAGGAACTCCTCTCCATTGACCTTTTGTGTGCTTTAGGCAGTTGATAAAATTAACAGCTCTCTGTGCTTTCTTTTCATCATACATTATTTCACCTCGCCTCTTAGCATCATCTCCATAGGATCATAAGTTTCATTAGTTCCTTTGTCTGCAACGATTCTGCTTCTTGAGGATGGTGTCAAACCAAACTGCTCACAAAACTTAATCATAATCTTAAGATAAGTTTGGGCAATAGACACCTGTGGCACCTGCTGCCAATAACCACTTGGAGTTTTTACAATTGTTCCATGTTTTGATATAAATTCTTCTGCTTCCTTCCAACGGGCATACGCTTCACAATATCCTGCAAAGGCTGCCATATCAACTTCAGTTAGTATACCAAGTTCTTCTAGTTGCTTTGCTACCCTTCGCCATTCCTTTTTAGCTTCAGTATCAAGCCAGCTAGGACACTTAGGTGATTTCTTTTTGGGTTTTGGTTCAAATTCATTAAGTGGTCTTTTTCCAGGATTACCCTCAAGTTCTTTTATTGCTGTTGGTTTTGGTTTCCTTCCTCTCTGTGCCATAGGTTTCACCCCCAATCTTTAAAATTTTCATAAGAAAAGAGCCTACTATTTTGTAGACCCTTACCCTACTGTCCTTTAATTTTTTCTATTTGCCTCTTATCCCTTTGTAGTTATAATTACCTTTTCTAATTTCCTCATGGTCAGCTTTGACTGCTCTATCATAGTCCTTATCTTTCTTTTCTTTTTCGCAGCAGACCATACAGATGCACTCCGTATTAAACATGGACATGATCCTTCCCTTATCTAATGAACTACCGCATCTATCACAAAACTTTTGTGTAAAGAATTTATCCATTTTTAGCTCTCCTCCTTCAACTCAGATAAACATTCTGAATATGCAATTTGTAGAGGTTTTAGATGAATTCTATTGTCTGAATATCCTCTAGCAATAACGTTGAAATAATATTCTGTAGGAGCCGCTACCATATTGGTATATTTGCTTGCCATAATATAAACCATAGTTTTTCTAGGTTTTCCATCTACCATAATCTCTACTTGCTTTTTAATATATAGGTTCGGATAACCTTCATATATATCAAGTGCCCTTTCACATTCCTCAGTGATTTCCCATAAAACAACGGGTACTAATCTATCCTTGCATGGTTCAATGTTTGCTACCCCTTTGTACTTTCCTCTAAAGGTTAGCTTGTAATCATGAAGTGTTCCAATCCCTATCACCTTTGCTTTAGGACATCTTTGTTTCATCTGTTCAATATTCATATTTGAACCGTATGCACCATACAGCTTTGTTTTTCCTGCCATTTCATCATTTCTCCTTTACTGATTTTATTTGCCAAGAGGGGCAATTTAGCCCCTCTTGGTAGTCTATTTTTAAGCGGCTCTAGGTGTTTTCCAAGCTGCATTTCCATCAAGTGATTTCATAAGGTGCTGTCTGCAGTTTTTGAACTCCTCACCAATAAGTCCTAATCGAAGCAACCAACATCTGAATGTGTACTTCTCGTTATCTGTGTAAGTGCGTTTTGCACTAGCACTCTTTTGACTTAATGCTTGGTGGCTTACCGCTAGGCAGAAAACTATGTAACTCCTAATTTTACCTGCGTGCATGGTACCGTTGAAAAGTCTGAATTCAATGGTGCCTTTTGTGAATGTGCTGTGAAGGTTGAGCCCATGATATCTACTGGAATGGTAGTGTCTACTTCTGCTTTCAGCACCGTATTCGCTGTACCAAATGTCTGCAAGTTCTATTAAGGTTTTTGGCTTTTTCTTGTTTATGGTTTTAATCAAATTCTCGTTTACCTTTTTGCAATATCTCATTCTTGAGGGGTCAATCTCTAGACTCTTGTAAATCAAGTCTTCCTTTGATGCCGTTAGGTTAACTAAATTCTTTAGGGTGTTCGGAGTATGGTCTTTTGCACCAATATGAATGTGTATTCCACACTGTAGCTTGCTTTCACTAACTGCACCTGAATGTCTAAGCTGTCTGATCAGTTCTTGTAAAGTTTCAATGTCCTCATCATACTCTAAAATGGGTGTAACCAATTCAACACTGTAACTTTTATCTGCTGAAACAAGTCTGCCTTTCTCTTTCTTCCTTGTCTCAATGCTTGCATCACTCATTATTTTCCAAACTCTATTATCTGGTGCAGTTATTTTGTAGGTATCGTAGCTGTCAAAGGTTCTTTTAACTGTTCCACCTAGAAAATTTGCTGTTACTTCAGCAGCTTTTTCTCTAGTAATGCCTGTCATTTCAATTTCAACGCCAATGGTTTGATTTTTCAATGCTTTCTACCCCTTTCAAAGTGTGTTTTTCTTTTGGTAGTGTACATATTACCTCTGAAAGGGGTATATATCCAGTTATATCTGCGAGATTCTATCAAATAAATTAATCTCTTGGTAATGTCATAGCCAAAGCATAAGCCACATTTACTGTAACTGCATTCCCTGCTTGCTTATAAAGTTGGGCATCTGAATTTACTTCTCTTGCTCTATTAAATAATTCATCTGGAAATCCTTGAAGTCTAAAGCATTCCTTTGGAGTTAATCTGCGAATACGATAGTTCTCATCAAGTGTCCCAATCTGACATCCTGTATCGATGGTATTTGCAATACCCTTTCCAACCCTTCCTCTCCTAGTCGTTGAATTGGGCATTGCCATGTTTATGCTATCTCCTATTTTTGCTTCAGAATAACCTTTCTTTGTAGCTTCTTTAATAGCTACTCCATGTCTATCTTGACTAGTTAATGTGAACATTGGCTCTTCACTTGTTTTCATTCTTCTTCCATTTTGTCTTTTTTCTTCTCGGTCTGGTGTCAAAACAGGATAAGCTTCAAGTACACCACTGTTCATAGCAGTTCTGTTTACTACTCCTGCTGTATATCGAGAAGTAATACATCTTGATGTATCTGTAATTTGAGTCTTTGTAGTTGATTGATCTATAAAGTACAGACCTGTTTTTGCCCCTGCTCCACCACCATTTGCAGTTAATGTTGGAGATATACCATTTGTATCATAAGCATTTCCACTTTCTCCTCTGCCACTTGGATTAACATTTCCTATACAGTAAAGGCCCGTCTTTGCTCCAACTCCACCTGCGTTACCCACAAGAGTTGCTGAAACACCTTCGGGGTTGTAAACTCTATATCCTTGCATTCCACCTATAATTTGCTTAAGAGCTGCTGTGTTTTCTCTGCTGAGAGGTAATATTTCTCGTCTACCTCTGTTTCTAAGATTTGCGATAATGAACACACGCTCTCGGTTTTGAGGGACTCCGAAGTCTTTAGAGTTAAGCACCTGCCAGACAATATCATACCCTGCTTCGTCCAGTTCAGAGAGAACGGTGGCAAAATCAAATCCGTTATTAATTGACAGCAAGTTCTTAACGTTCTCAATAAGTAAGTATGTGGGTTTATCCGTTTCTTCTTTGCCCTTGATGAGGTCAATAATACTGAAATAGATTCCACTTCTTTTCCCTCTGAGTCCACGCTGTTTTCCTGCCACTGATATATCTTGGCAGGGGAATCCAAAACACCAGATATCTGCATAGGGGATTTCCTCTGCTCTAAGTTTTGTAACATCATCTGCATACCACTCTCCTTCCGTATCAAACATTGCTCTATATGATTTAACTGCAAATTTATCCTTTTCACAAAATCCAATACACTTATAACCTGCAAGCTCTAGTCCTAATCTAAAGCCGCCTATTCCTGCACAAAAATCAAGGAAGGTCATTTTCTTCACCTTCCTTTTGGATATCAAGATATTTTGTTTTTACACCATCTCTTAAAAGAAACACACTATTATCAGAGCCAACCTGCTCAATATATCTTTTTACAATAACATCAGCATACTTCTCATCCAGTTCTATGGTATAACAAATTCTGTCGGTTTGTTCACAGGCTATAAGGGTTGAGCCACTACCCCCAAAGGGGTCTAGAACAATAGAGTTCGTTAAACTTGAATTAGTAATAGGGTAAGCTATTAATGCTATTGGTTTCATTGTTGGGTGATACTTTGATTTAGTAGGCCTATCAAAATTCCAAGTAGTTCTTTGTTTTCTATCCCCATAGAATTTATGTCCTGCAGTGGGTTTCCACCCTACAAGAACTGGTTCATGATTATATTGGTAATCACATCGACCTAGTACAGGTGAGTTCTTTACCCAAATACAAGTTTGATGACAAAAGAACCCTGCATCCTTAAAGGCTACTCTAAAATTAACCGTTTCTCTATCTGCATGGAACACATAAATTGAACCCCCATCTGCTATGCTTTCATACATCCCTTTATATGCATTTAGAAGAAACTCATAGAATTTTTTATCATCCATGTTATCATTCTGAATTGTTCCTGCAGTACCTTCATAAGCTACATTGTAAGGTGGGTCAGTTACGATGAGGTTTGCTTTTTTCCCATCCATTAATATTTCGTAGGTATCAAGCTTTGTACTGTCCCCACAGATTAAACGATGCCTGCCTAACAACCAAATATCCCCTTGTTTTGTAATTGGACTTTCCGGTAAAGGCTCGTCAAAACCATCTTCTTTTACACCCTTTGGATGAAGTTCATTAAACAATGCATCGATTTCCGGTGGTTCAAAACCTGTGAATGCTGTATCATAATCTAAAGATTGTAAATCCTTTATTAGATCAGCGAGTAATTCCTTATTCCACTCCCCACTGATTTTATTAAGAGCAATATTTAATGCCTTTTCTTTGGTTTTATCAACATCAATAACAACACAATCAATCTCTGCAAATCCCAGTGTTTTTAATACTGATATTCTCTGATGACCACCAATAACCGTTAAATCCTTATTAACTATTACGGGGTCCACATATCCAAATTCAGTTATACTATTTTTAATCTTTTCGAATTCACTATCTCCAGCCTTTAGCTTTTTTCGTGGGTTATAGGCAGCTGGTATTAGCGAATCTATCTGTAACTTTTTAAATTCCATCCTCTTCCCTCCAAAATCTATCTTTTATGTAACAGTTATGACTACAATACTTTCTCTTCTTATTGCCATAAGCACTAAAATCATTACCGCAGTATGGGCAAGTATATCTGTAGGTGGCAGCTTCACTTTTCTTTCTTTCACTTTGATGTTCATTCCACCATTTTCGTCTGCACTCTTCAGAGCAAAATCTCCTTGTCCTACCTTGATGTTTTTGTTTGATGGGTTTCTCACAGCAGGCACAGAGCAGGTTTCTTTTTATTTTTTCATCCACATTAAGGGCAACAACACACGAGTCACCATCTAGACTATTGCGCTTACAAAACCCTCTAACACTATCCCTTGATACTCCTAAGATTGTTGCAATAGCTTTATATCCCATGCCTTTTAATCTTAGTTCCCTAATTTTTTCTTTTTCTTCAGCTGTCATGTGAGTGGCTCCTTTCAGTAAACTTTTTTGCAATAAAAAAACAACCACAAATCCTTATGGTTGCTAATTTTCACCTTTCTATTTTGCGATTTTCTAGTACCCCCCTTGCTTAATTCTGCGAAATTTCACGCAAAGGGGGGCGGCGGTTCCCAACAGAAGGGTTGTAGAGATTTAATCCCCCCTCCCCCATTTAAAAACTAAAAGCATCCACAAAAGTAGATGCTCATTTCAATTACTTTATTAATCTTCATACCTATCTACAAGTTCTCCCTTAGTGTTATATAATTCTGCAGGATCACTTTTGCTATTATTCCAAGTACCATTACCATCAAGCCAATGGAAATCAGTATCTAAGTTTCTTTCAGAATCTCCAACTTTTACAGTTGATTTCGGTTCTAGAGTAAACTTTGGAAATGCAAATGATTGATTGCCTTTTACTGATATGATTCTCCAACCTGTAATATCCACTGAATCGCTCCCCGAATTTTTAATTACTATATATTCAGCCTTTTTATCCAACTCAGCAATCATTATTTCTTTTTCTGTAGACTCTGTTTGTTTCTCTTGTGGAGCTTGTGTTTCTAATTTTGCATTCACTTCATCTGGATTTACATTATCAAATTCATCGTTTACAGTATTTCCTTTTATCATATATGTGTAACTATAATGACTTGGAATCTGTGTTTCAGTATTAGGATAAGTTATAATAGCTACAAAGTCTGTACATCCACCAGCATCCCTAATTACTTTTTCCATGTATGCCTGGTCACCATGTCTATTAAGGGTACTATTCTGTGGAGTTATATTATATGCATTGGAAACCCCACCAAGAGAATCAGCAATTACATGACCCTCATCTAATGTTGAACTTTCAACACCAGGAACTTTTGCTTCATCGGAATAATATCTTCCGGTTGATAAAACGGGTTCAGTTGAATCATCCTGGGGTATTATTTTCTTTGCAGTTACTTTTACTAATTGACCATGTTCATTTGTATAAGCATAATATTCTCTATCACCAAATCCTATATCAACTACAACGTTAGGTTCTCTATGACCTGATTGGTTTCCACCTTCAACTTCAATAAGTTTATATCCTTCAAATGGATCTTTATCTACAATCTCTTCTTTAGTCTCATCTTCTTCATTTTCTTTGTTTAATTTACTTTCTTCACTATCATTAACTGTTCTTTCTACAACAGACTCTTTATTTGTATTATCGTTTGAATTCTCAACCGCAGGATCACTACAACCTACAAATATCAATAAAAATGTTAGCATTAAAGTAAGAGCCATTGCTTTTTTTCTATTCTTTGTTAAGTCCTCTGACATCAACACTAATGGACGTAATCCCATCCAAGATATGTGATTTAATAACTCTTTTATTTTAGCCATTTTAATGTACTCCTTATAAATTAGTATTTTTCAATCCTATCATCAGCACCATTTTTTTCATTTAGCATCTTCTCCATTTTATATTAAGATAACAATAAATTCAAATGGTCTTGTAGTGCTAAAAATAGCTTCTAATACTAAGTTTATAAGTTGAGAAGTGTATTTATTATATAGTTTTTATTTATACTTATATTCCTGATATCTATCCTCAGTCATTGTCTTTTTATCATGGCAACTCTTACAAAGAGACTGCCAATTGCTTTCATCCCAAAACAATACATTGTCACCTCGATGTGGTTTGATGTGGTCAACAACAGTTGCTTTGGTTAGCTTACCTTGTTCCTTACATTTAACACACAAGGGATTAGCTTTTAAAAATCTATTTCTAGCTGTCCTCCATCTGCTGTCATAGCCACGCCTTGTGGCATTTGGCCTATCTTTTAAATATAGTTCTCTATGATTATCACAATAGCTACCGTCAGTTAACTTTGGACATCTTGGATGTTTACAAGGTTTTAATGGTTTCCTCGGCAATCTACTCACCGTCCTTTTGCATAAGAAAAGCACCCACCGTTTTTCAGCAGATGCTTTATGCTAATCTTTCATACTATTAGTTTACCATTTTAAATTCGTCATTTTCGTCAAAATTATTATTCTGTTTCAGTTTGTAATTGTGATGGTGTCATATATTTCATTGCACTTTCTACTTTGTCATCGATATACATTCCTAAACAGTCAGCAGCAGCTTTACCAAGTATTTTGGATGTTCTAGCACCTTCTTTAGGATGTTCTGAAGTATATTCTAAAATTTTATTTACAGACATGTCTCTAAACTCAGCATTTGTCTTTTTAGGCATTTCTAAATCCTCCTTCGCTTTTATTATAATTATTGTATCCTTATTAAAATCTCATATTCACTATGAAACATTTTCTTTTGTACTGTACTTTTTAAGGTATGCATTATGTTTTCTTCTAGGATACTGTTCATCATACTCACCTATACTAAAAGCTACTTGTTGCCAACTCAATCCATTAATATATCTTAGGGACATAATCATTCTCATTTGACTATCCTCTATACTTTCTATGTATCTGTTTAGTCTGTTGAGTTCATAAAAACACTTCTTTAGGTTTAAGTCTAGAAGTTCCTTTAGGTCTGCAATCTCTGCGGCATATTTACCAACTTTTTCTGAAATACCAGAAGCATGTGGCATACCAGTTATTCTTGAAGTGCTAGAAGTTGCAATACACTCTAGCTCTGCAATTCTATTTTTTATTTGTTCAATTTCTCTATTAAGATAATATAACTGCGATAATTCTTGTTTAGTCACAAGCTCCACCCCCAATTCTCGCTTTGACCGCATTAATTAATGCATCTTGACCTGTTTGTTTTTTCTGAAGTGCATTCATCACCTGCTCATCAATCGTTCCCTTAGAAACAATATGATGAATTATAACTGTTTCTTTTTGTCCCTGTCTCCATAGCCTTGCATTGGCTTGTTGGTATAATTCCAAACTCCATGTAAGACCAAACCAAATAAGAGTTGAGCCACCTGCTTGAAGATTAAGACCATGACCAGTGGATGCAGGGTGAGCAATAGCAATAGGTATTTCACCTTTATTCCATTTGGAAATATCTTCACTTGTTAATATTTCAGTAACCTTAAATCTCTCTGATATTCTTTCTTTATCATGTTTATAAGCATAAAATACAAGCACAGGTTTACCATTGGCGGCTTCAATTAAGTCTTCTAATATATCAAGCTTTTTACTATGGATATTCTTCACTGCTTTAAACTCATCATAGACAGCACCATTTGCCATTTGAAGTAACTTATTTGAAAGAGCAGCTGCATTCACTGCATCTATATCTCCATCAGTAAAAGGAAGAAACATCTCACTTTCTAGTTTCTGATATAAGGCTTGTTCCTTCTCTGACATCTGAACCTCAACCACATTATCTATTCGTTCTGGCATCTTTAAGTAATCACAAGCTTTCATACTAACACAGATGTCAGAAATTTTATTATAGATTAGTTCCTCTGCACCTTCTCTTGGTTTATAGCTGAAGATTACTTGTTGATTTCTCTTATCTGGAACAAAATATTCATTTCTAAAACTTCCAATAAATCTTCCTAATCTTTGTCCCATATCCAATAGATTTATCTCACTCCATAAATCCATTAAACTATTTGGTGCTGGAGTTCCAGTAAGTCCAATAATTCTTTTTACCTGTGGTCTAACTTTACGAAGTGCTTTAAATCGTTTAGCTGAATGTGATTTAAAACTTGATAGTTCATCGATAACCACCATATCGAAATCAAATCTATAATTTTCACAAAGCCATTCTACATTTTCACGATTGATGATATAAATATCAGCTTTTCTTACAAGGGCCAATCTTCTCTGTTTTTCAGTTCCTAAAACTTTTGAAATTCTAAGTGCTGATAAATGCTCCCATTTTTCACACTCTTTGCTCCAAGTATCCTGTGCTACTCGAAGAGGAGCAATGACAAGAATCTTTGATGCTTCAAAATAATCGAATAATAATAACCATATTGCTGTTAATG